TAATTGATTGACAGGCTTAATTGCTTTGTGCATATAAGATAGGACCATGTTTTTAGTTTGGTCAACTAATCCTGATGGACAATAAGCAATTGTATCTGGTGCAATCTTAATACCACCAGATGTGGAATTAGTAACACCTTTTTCATTAATTAAATAGTATTCCACAAACTCATCTACGATTTGTAGTGAATTAGGACCTGTTGCTCCGTCAGGTCTTTTCTTTCTAACTTCCCTAATCTTTTTGATTTTTCTAGGGTCGATATATTTTAATTCTGTAATACCTTTTTTAGGTGAGTTTCTATCAATAAGTTTCTGATAAAAAATACGACCATCGACATACCATCTTCTAAAAATGTCGTGTCCTTTAGTGTTAAACTCCATAAGTCTTAACACTTCTTTAAATTCGTCTTCAATCTTTCTTCTTACCTCATTACTATAAGGTAAGTTTTCTACATTCACACGAACAGCAGCAGTCATTTCATTTGCCACAACTGCTTCATTAACAATATCTTCAATTGCCATGTCACATTCGGGGTGTAATGAAATTTCTCTGTATCTTCGGATTAAGTCAGCTTCAGTCTTTGCCGTACCTTCCATATCAAGGTACTGACCAAAATAGCCGCCAGCGGCGACGGTTTGTGTACCGTCATCCGCTGGAGCCGTTGTGAAGCTTTGCTTTGGATCCGACTGTTTGTTCAGTCGTGTGATAGAAAATCCAAATAATTCAGCCATTATATTATCCTTTTTAATTTAGTAATATTTATACTTAAAATTAAGTAGTAGTATTACTTTCAAAGTATTGATAATTAAACTCTACCGTAAATTCTTCGATAGCAGCCGCCTCATCAAAGTTCAAATCAATCGCACTGATATTAGTTGGGAACAAGCCTCTTAATGTGTAAGACTTAATTGTGTTACCGTTTCTATCAAGGTGGTCAACAAAAGCATCAACCTGATAGTCAACTGGATTTGTTAATCCTTCGTTGTCTGTCATGTTATTGATGCCATTCTGCCATCTTTCAAAAGCGTTTCTCAATTTAAAGTCTGTATCATTAAGAACTGTCACCGACCATGGTGCGAAAGTTCTATCACCTGCGATTTTGATAGTTCTGCCTCTAAAAGGAACAGGAACTACTCCAATTTCCATCGCTGGGATACTTGTTGCTCTACATAAAAATGCTAAGTCTTCGATTTCACCGCCAACCTGAGCATAACCAGGAAAAGGCATAGTTACCTTAAACTGATTGGCTCTAGCGCCGCCACCTGCAAGTTTAGCTTTAAAGTCATTAATGTTTGCCATTTTTTACTTCTCCTTAACCTGCAACTTCGTCAAAGCTGACGCCAGTTCTTGTTGCAACGAATTGTAATGTAATAAAGTTGATACTTCTAGCAGGTTTAATGAAAATCTCTGCTACAAATTCATTTCTATCAATTACTTCGCCTGTGTTGTTAGTTTCATCACAAACTACTAAGAAGTCTGTGATACCTCTACGACCTTGCACTTCTCTTAGGAAAGGTTCTACAATGTTTCTAAAGTTCGCTCTTGTAAACTCATCATTGAATTCAAACAATTGGAATTTAGAAGCAGTTGAAATCGCCTTTTCTAAAGTGATGAACAATCTTCTTACATTGATTCTATCAAATGCACTTGGTGAAGATAAACCAGTTTTATCACCGAATAATACAGTACCTTGACCTGGGAAGGTTGCTACTGGATTAACTCTCTTAGGATATAATTGGTCTCTTTGTGCTTTTGTAGGATTGTAAGCAAGTTTTACAGCACCTCTGATTGTACCTCTGTTGAAGCCCGCTGGTGAGTACCAAGCGTCTGCAACTAAATCAGTTCTTGCTGATAGACCTGCAATGTCACCATTTAATGGTACAAATCTGTACACATCATTGTATCTGTCGTACATATATTTGTAACCAGAATCAAACACAACATAACTTGAAGAACGAATGCTGTCAATGAAATTGATAACATTTGTTGTTTGTGTATTTGAGTTAGTTACATTAACAACATCACTTCTTTCTGGAGAAGCAAAAACGATTGCGTCTTTTCTGTTCTCTGCGATAGTGATTAAGTTGTCGATATGTGCGCTAGACTGTGCTGGACCTGTGATGATTAAACCTACATCTACAGTTTCAGCGTCTGCAAACTTATCGTATGCGTCTTTTAGGTTACCTACTGTTACTGAAGAACCGTTAGAACCACCTGAAAGTGAATCAAGAGTTGGTGCATTTACAGCAGTGTAAGTTGTACCTGAACCTGCATTACCCCAGTTTGACCCGCTTGAGTTGTGGTCAGTCCACCAAATGTACTTAGATTTATTTCTAATTACAGTTGGGTAATAGTTAACATCACCTTGTGGTGTTTTTGCATCTGAAGCTTTAGATACTTTTGAATAAGTTTCTAATACTGTTCCTGGAACACCTGAGATATCTCCGTCTTCGTCAACAACAACGATATGTAATTCGTCATTAGCGCCGTTTCTAGTTGATACATAAGGTGAAGTTCCTGGAGCACCATCTACTTGTTCGTAGTATCTCCATCTTCTTCTTACATTTGCACCGTCAGTGATTGCTCTTTTTAAACCACCTGCACCTCTAGGATGTTGAACGATTGTTAAGTCGTTTGTTGAAACGCCTGTAACTCTGTATTCTTCGCCATCATCATAGTCATTAGTTGCAGCTGTAGTTGAAAATGCAATAATGTCGCCTACATTGAAACCAGTTCCACTTGTTACTGTAATAGTAGTGTCGCCGATTGCGTTTGAAGCGTCATTAACTGTACTTTTTGCTTCTTCTTCAAAAGCCGTTGCTGATGGACAAGTTGATACTTGTAAGTTGTTACCTACAGTACCAGCTGTTCTAGCGGCAAAAATTGCCGAACCAGCTTGTGCTCCTGAAGCATAATTGTTATCATAGTCATCTACATTTTTAATCAACACACCAGTTGAGGATGTAGTTGCATTAACAGCAGATGATTGGGTAGCTCGTACTACTCTAAGCGCATTAGAATATTGTAAGAAGTTGGCTGCACTGAAAAAATACTCAAAATTTGTACTATCAGGTTTACCAAATGTATCCACTAATTCTTGTTCGCTAGAGATAGCTACGATTTCGTCTAATGGACCTTGGTTCGCAATGATAGCAACTGCTCCAATAGATGTAGAAACCGCCGGAATGATTCTAGTTAAATCTCTTTCCTGTACGAGAACACCTGGTGATACTTGAAATGCCATGGGTTTTCTCCTTTAATTAGCTAATTATTTTTTTATACATAATCTGTCTTTTCAATATTCGTATTATTCATACGCCCATATTCAAACTGTTTCATACTGATATTTATAATATACGCAAATTACACTCATTTAGTAACCTTTTCGTATATCTACAGGATGCCAGACATCACCATATTCATCTACAGTTGTGCCTTCTTCTTCACCAAAACCATCATCTACAAAACCAAAAGGCGCCATATCCTGTTCAATTAGAGCCTGTTGTTCTTCGTATAATTGATTACGAATATTAGAGTTTGATAATTCTTTAAAATATTGTTGGTTTGATAACCAACCGAAAATGACCATACACATCATTAAGTCATCATTACAACCGTCTTCGGCCATCCAACTATTACCTCTACGAGCAAATGTTGACATTTCTTCAATTAATTGAAAGTCATTGATAATCATTTTATCTGATTCAATCAATGTTTTAATACTTTGACAACCTAGTGCTTTGACTTGTTTTGTCATACGAACACCAATAGATGTGCCTCGACCACTGAACATTGCACCTAATATTTGGCCTGCACGACCTCTTTGTGTTGTCATCATCATGTTATCGTATTCTAATTCCATGTGCATGATTTCAGACACCTGACTGCCTATATCGTTCACCTCCACCAGCACATGGGCACCATTATATCCTTTTGCTACTTGTTCAATAATGCTAGGAAAAATGTGAGGCTTGACTTCATTGTTCTTATATGTCGCTACTACTTCATACGGTATTTTGGTCACATCAAACACAACAAAAGCAGAATAGTCTTTTCCAGTACCCCTCGCCACATCAACGGTAATTTGATACAGTCGATTTTTTTCTGGTCGCTTGAACATTTGAAGTCCGTTTCTACTTTCGATTGATGGAATGTGTGGGGTCGCCTTGATTTTAGCTGGTGAAATTAGTGTATCTACCGAACCTAAAAACTCACATTCAAACTCTTGTTGAAACTGCTCAGGTGAGGTGTTTCGAATGGTCATCTCTTTCCATTTTTCATCTCGACCTGGAACTTCAGACCAATGTACTTCTATGGGAATATAATCATTGTTTTTATTTTCTGCATCTGTCCAAATCTTATAAAACATATTCATACCCATTGGTGTGGATATGATAATCATTTTTGTATTTTTACCAGATGAGATTGTAGGATAAACTGAACTAAAAAACATCTCTGCAATATTGGCGGGTACGAAAGCAAACTCATCTAAGAAAATAATATTAAATGAACCACCTCGAATGGCACTTGAAGAAGTGGCCGCCGCCACAATAGTTGATTTGTTTTCTAATTCAATATTACCTTTGTTCCAATTAATAACACCTTGTTGCATCCACTTAGGTAAGTTTTCATATGCAAGTTGTAATCTACCTAAGATATCTCTAGCAGTAGATGATTTGTTTGCTAGAATAGCGATATTACTATTAGGATTAAACAATGCATAATGCAACAAATAAGAAATTACGGTTGTTGATTTACCTGATTGTCTAGGTAATTTACAAATTGTAAATCTATTTTCATGCATGGTATTAACAATCTTTTCTTGAAAACCATACAT